GTTCAGCTCGACAGCAACCTTCCAGTTGATGCCGAATTCCCGCTCGAGCAATCGAGCGGGGACGAGTCTATCACGATCCCAGTCCGGACCGACACCCATTAAGTTCCACCTGGGTGTTTTTCTGACTCTAGTGCGGATCGATCGCCGGAAATTGCTCCGTGTTACGATCTTTCCTTTCCGAACAGTACCTGCTAGGGCCGCCAGCAAAACGGCGGGATAGTTGTTAAACCATCCACGTATCTTGGGAGGCGACGACTCAACGTCCGATACTGAAACCTCGATGGACTCGATGTGGGCATACCGGTATATAAGCGCACCGGTAGCTTTGTCGAACCATTTCCGTCTCAAATGCGAGTCATGAACCTTGACTCCAGCTGTGTCCATCTCAGCGTAGGGTACTGGTAGAAAACGTACCCCGCGCATAAGATAGGCGCAGGTCGAAGGCAAATAGATCCTATGAATCGCAGACCATTCATTCAGCCGATTGATCGCAGAGTACTTGTCGCATACGTCATGGAGCGTCTTGATGTACACGCCCCTAACGTTGTAACCATGGAAATAATCATGGCCACACGACTCGCGAAACAGTCCTGTATTAAAGGACTTGTCATTGTTCACCTTGAAACCAGAATGGCACAACAGCCGGACAACCAGGTCATAAGCCTGGCGGACGACTATTATGTCATCGCCGAAAACGGCGAAGTTTCCAAGGTTCTGCCGAAACGGGCGCTCAACACGTATGTCAAGCGCCCTGTAAGCACCAATGACTAAGCTGGTGAAGAAGATCGTCTGTAATGGGAAGGTGAAAGCATTTCCCATTGACGACACCATATGCAACTCCACTTCGGTACCATCTGGAAGGATGGTAACTGGTGAACGCGTTTTCATCAGCCAGTTAACAACACTGTCTGGGAAGAATTCGCGAACCAGCCCGAGGGACATCGAATCAGAAGCGGACGATAGGTCGATTGTACCAAACCTACCGTCTTTTGATCCGAGCAGAGCTAGCTTACGATTCTTGTCGGGCTGCAAACTAAGGTCGATACCACAGACCTCTGTCAGCCGCTCTTCAAGTACGTTAGCTATACCCTTCTGTAATAACATATTGCAGACGGGCTCTGTGCATATGGTTCTGCTAATTTCGCTTGTTTTCGGAACAAATGACAGGCGACTCCCCTTGACAATCTGTAGGCCCCGAACCTGGTGTCGAGTAGACTCAACGCTCGACCACAGTGGGTCCGACCGGATTGCTGTACAGTAGTAGCCGTACAGTGAAAGATTTGTTGCCGCCATCGTGCTAGTCCCCAGCTTCGAAAGAAAATCTGTGGACTTAACACCAATGTTGGCTCCGTTTCCGAGGTCGATGCCAGCTCCTATCTTCGCAAGAGTGAGTACCTCCTCATCGGCAAGAAAACCCGATGCTGAGAGCTCATTCTTACAAACGCGATGAAAGAAGTCGTAGATGAAGCTTTTGGCTTCACCTAAGGCAATCGCCTCGATCTCGGTCATTTCGGCTGCACCAGTGGTGGAGAACCTTGAGCAGGCTTCGTTTATTTCAAGAAATAGACGAAGTGCTTTGCGGTCTGCTTCCTCCGAATGCCCGTCAGAGTACTTTTTGACGAGTGATCGGCGAAGCGCCTGCATTGCAAACTGCTTTGGGGTAATCCCTGGATAGGGATCAATGCACCCATTCCAGCCGGCGTGTAACAAATCAGACTCAAGGTGAACTGGTAGTAGACTAGCGTAATCACGCATAGTTGCTCCAAGTGTGTGAAGTACGTCATCAGACTCATTTCTGAGCCGACCGAAGTTGCATCCTCAGTTAGAGGATGCCACTAACTACAGTGTCTCCGATCCCAGCCGACTGTTGAATCAGTGCACCGAAGTGCGCCGAAAGACCAGTACGGATGTTGACCGGGTCAGCAGTATCGGCACCAGCCGGTACATCGATCACGGTTGCGATCAGCATGGTGGTATACGGTTGACCCGCAAGAGGCAACACGCCTTTTCGCGTGAGGAGCTTGTACGTATTTCGAGGCACATCCCGAATCAGTCCCGTAGTCGGATTCGGTTTTCCGAGTGATCGGAAGACACGAGGCCGAACCATCGTGACGGTAAACGGGGAAGCAACAGAGTGCAGCGTTGCGCCAGTCTGAGTACCACCCAGAGCAGTAACTGCGTACTGTTTCCCATTGTTGTCGGGAGCCAGATCAACAGTATAGCTATGAGTGGGACTCGTGAGACCAGTTTGCGCCCCCCCAGTAACGGGGGAAGTGAGTGCGAACGTCATGTGGATTACTCCAGTGTGCCGTGGTATCAGCGATACCGACGAGGCAGTTTCTGTTTATGGATATCGAAAGCTGTCCCAAGCAGAGCGGCTATGTTGCTAAGCTGTCCACTACCTGGGGTACCGAACTCAATCCGAGGCATAGGAATGCCAGAGTTAGGAGAACGGATAAGCTCACGACGGATCACTTCAAAGCTACCGAAACTACTTTTAACCCCTTGAACAGGGTTCTGGTACCCAACGCTCGCTTGGATGAAACCAACATCGAGGTAGGCAGTTCCGGTATGAATGGAACTGCGCCTCTGAGTACGGTTTACCCATTTGACACTTTGGATACTGGTCACAGCATTGTTCAAAAGATCGCCAATGTTGACGAAGTAGTCGATCAACCAAGACCATGGGAGAAGTTCCCAGACAGACGGGACGAATTCTTCGGGATTGAAACCGAAGGCTTGTCTAGCGTTCTGCCACTGGCTTGCGTTAACCTCGGCCTTATAGTAACCCCTGTAACGGACTTGGCACTGCTCGTAAAGTTTGTCACGACCTCTACAAAAATCGTAGTTGCCGGGACCGAACTTTGCGGTAGCGTTGAATCCAGGGGAAATGCCATTGAGAGAAGCAGTTTTGTCCTCCAAGACTATTGCCGAACCGGAGATCATTTTACCGATCTTCCTGTTGGTCAGAGCCTGGTAGGCATTGTAAGCGTCTTCGATATCACGAAGAAGCGGCTTCCACCCAAAGGCATGCTCGAGGTAAGTCCCGCCAATAGCTCGACTCCAGTTTCTCGGATCCTTCCTCTTCTTCCTTTTCAGGTCGGAGAAGTAGTCAAAGAGATTCTGTCGAAGAGCCTGAGCGGGGCTTTTGATCATACGCAGCGTTTCTCTTAGCTCGCCCGCGAAGACCATTCCCTGAAACTGGGTCTGGGCGCCACGGAGCTTGCTATAGAATTGTTGCCGCGCTCGGTTGTCCGCAAGCACGTTGTCTATCGTCGGATCCCTCGGCCATTTAGGCTGGGCGGTATCTGGGGCCAGGAAGATGTCACCTGACCCAGAATACCGTGCGACGCCGGCTCCCTGATACTGAATTTCGTAATACCAGGTAGACGGTTCACTCCGAATGGTGTCGTAGTACGCCGTAAGCGGGGTTGTTGCATTACCCTGCTCCGCGATAACTCGTTTCCACTTTGGGAGACGCTCACCGGTGCGCGTTCTGACAGCAGTGACGATTCTCGTCATGCTTTCATCAAACGAGCCACCGAAAGCGTAGTTCCCTTGGCAACGAGACTTCGCGGGAAACGTAATACTACTGACCTTCGTTGTTGACACGTGCCAACTCGTCGTTCCGTTTGAAAGTTTTCGCCAAGAAGGCGTCAACACGGGATTGAAAGACGGTATCCGCGCCGGAAAGCACGAGGTAAGCGCCACTGCTAAAGATACTCACAGCGGCGCAGGCCACGAGCACTTTCCGAAACGTATCCATACATCTCTCCTAGTTGACAAACGGTGAGGACTGGAAGAAATAGCCTCTACCTAAAGAGAACGTACTTTGCCCTGCATACAAGAAGCACTTTCGCCTACGAGAAAGGAAAACATTTCAACGTAGACCTGGTGATCAAAGTATTTAGGGGTCCAGACGCCACGAAATTCGGGCGCATGGAGGAGCATGCGATCTTGTTCACTTTTCACGATGGCAATGAAATCCGCCATAGTAGAGAGACAAGATTCGCGATCTCGCTTACAAAGTTCGATACATCGCATGGTCAGCTCGATCGCAGCGTCAAAATCCTTGACCGGTCCATCTACGAAGAGAAGCCGAAAAACGGACCTCTCAACGCTGTTGCGCCGGAAAGGATTCGATCGAATGCGAAAAAGCTTACGGCTCGAAGCCGAGACCTGAGACATATCTGCTCCATGGTAGAAAGAGTCCGAAAGGACAATTAGCGGTATTACC